CAAATTCACCTGCTTTTTTTCCTATAGACTTAGGACTTATCGGTATTGTTAAATACTGTGCCTTTTTAGCCCTTATATCACAGCCGTATTCGTGGATTCTAGCAAGCCAAGCATTTTCACCGTCAAATACGCCTACTTGAACCTTTTTCCCGTTTAATGATTCAAAAGTCTTTATCATATCAGGAATTTTGTCTTTAACGGTTTTTATTTTTATTCCTTTTGACATATTATCGCCACCTATCTCTAGCACTAACAAAAGAAACAGCCGTTTTCATCGAATCACCAAAAATATCATTAGCTATATCATATATAAGACCACTTGTATCAGTATTAAATGATTGTGACAAAGAACCAACGCTTTCGCTTGCGATTCCAGGTCTAAGCTCCATTATATCAACATACTTTGTAACAAAAAGTCTTACATTAGCTGGTATTTTTTCGGGGTCATCAATTTTGAAGGTAATCTTTGTGTTCTTTAATACCCACAACAAAGCACTTTCTATTAATATACAAGTCTTGTCTGTTATTGGCTCTATTCCTAGTTTAAGCTTCTTTACCATATCAGAAGTAATCATATTAATTCACCTCAGTTTTAGGCTTAGTTCTCCTTTTACTAACCTTTTCAGTAGTTGTACTTTCATCTGTTGAATCTTCTACCTTTTCATCTGTTGAATCTTCTACCTTTTCATCTGTTGAATCTTCTACCTTTTCATCTGTTTCAACAGTTGTATTTTTGTCTGTTGCTTTTTCTATTTTTTCAGCAACAGGTACTTCCTCGCCGGCTCTGTAAAATTTACCATTGTATATAATCGCATTTTCAAATTTCATACTAGAACCTCCTTAGCATACTTCTAAGCCATAACATTCATCCATTCTTTCAAATGAAGGGAGAACGATTTCAGAGGCTGTTGTCTTTGTCTGAACAGGGTCATCTTTAATTGTTACTGAAACAGCAATACCAGTTTCAACAATACTTACATTTGCGTCTGCCTTAGACTTTAAAGTTCGTTCCTCTGGTGTTGTACCAAACCAAGTTGAACCCAAATCAGAAGCAGGCATTAACATTACAATGTTATCTGGATAAAAATTCTTCGCTTTGCCACTTTCATCCTTAAATTTCTTATTGTATACAGCAACGGACACATTAAGTTCTTCTTCAATATAGCTCTTTACTCTCGCTGATGTATAATTTACATTAGCTGTTGTGTTCTGTGCAAGTACGCCACTCTGTACTTTCTTACTAGCTTTAAGCTTATTGAAAGTAGCCTTTGACATTAAAATAAGTGCTGGTCTGTCACCACTTTCTTCTTCCTGTGCGTCCATAGCATCTTCAAGATTTTTAATAGGGTCACAGGTTTCAGGTGCGTCCCACTTATCTGTTTCGGTTTCAATCTTTGCGTAGTGCTTAGATTTCCAGTCACCATTAGGGTCATAATTGTAAGTATAGTCAACCCCATTAGCTGAAATTTCAATTCCAACCTTACCGTTAAGAGGAGCTAATAACTGCATTCTCATACGCTCAGGCACAACTTTAGCACCATCAATTAATGTCTGTGAATCATTGAAAATATTATTTAACACTTCAATGGCGTAAGGGTCATTACTATCTTCAACTCTTAACATTTCCTGCTCATCTTTTTCTTTAATTAACATACTTTCTCTAAAGAAAGGCATTTCGCTTTCATTTACTGTAACACCAACCCTATCTCTAAAGCGTGATGCACTATCAAAGTTAGATGGTGCAAGAGAAATAGGTAAACCCTTGTGTCCCTTTACCCACTTTAAGTCTAAGCCAGCCTTTTTCTTAGACGGAAATAAACCTTCGCCTAAATATGGAATTGTATTACTACCAGCTTCTGAATAATTCAAGCTAATAGTTTCTGCATTATAAACATCACTTAATTTCATATGTTACCTCCTATAAAAATTTAATCATTGGGTACTTACTTTCATCTTCTGGCGTAGAAGCTAATTTAGATTTTAAAACAAAACCATGCACCACTACAGCACCGTTAGAATTTTCGTTAATATAAACATCGTTAAGTACAACGCCAACATTTTCAACCAATGTACCCGCCTTAACTACACCATTAGTAGCAGACAATTCGGAACAATCGTAATTGATTGCTACGAAATGGTCATTAGCAAGAATGTTATTTTCTGTTGTAATAGTCTTACTTTCAAACTTCATTTTTCAAAACCTCCTTGTTTAAATGTAATGCTTCAAGATACTATCACTCTTCTTGTTAAGCTCAGCTCTTTCTTTGCCTAATTTTTTTGCTAATTCATTACTTTTCTTATCTTCTGTATTGGTATTAGCATTAGCACTACCTGTATTCGGGATTCTTCCGGCAGACTTGAACTTTTCATTTACCTTGTTATCAACAAGTTTATTTACAAGTTCATTAAGAGCTGTTACCTTGCTATCAATTTCATTAGAATCTTTGCCAAGCACAAGGTCAACGATTTTAAGAGCTGTATCGCCGCCATCATCAAGACCGGCTTTCTTAATAGCACCAATAGCATAATAACGGTTTTCCCTGTCTGCTATAGCCTGCTCCCTTTCAGCAAGTTCTCTGTCACGCTTTTCATCGTCATACTTTTTAAGCTCATCGGCAGTCATCTTGTCACGCTTCATTTTTTCAATTTCTTTTGTAAGACTTGCGTTTTTCTTGCGTTCCTCTGCCATAGCTTTGTCAAGTTTTGCCTGTAAAAGCCTATCAATATCACTAGGCTTTTCTTCTTTTACCTCTTTTTCCTTAGAAGTGTCAGCATCCGTATTATTGTTATCAGCCCCGGCCTCAGTTACAGCCTCACTACCACTTGCACCACCAACACCATCAGCATCATACATAGGTCTAAAATTCTTTAAAAAAAACATTTTTAACTCCTCCTTATTCCATTTAGAAATATAGTTCGCCTCCATATAGAAAGCATAAAAATAAGCCCTTCCGTATAGAAAGAGCTATTTTATTACCCACCCCGTACCCTCGTGCCTGTCTATATACTCATCATTTCTTGCACGCATTTCCTTTAAAAGCTTATTTACCTGCAAAAATTAATATAACCCCTGTAATCATGTAGTCTAATGTTGCTGGTAAGAGCACTAACCACCAATCTGCTTCAAAAAAACCAAGTAATTTAGCAATGACTAAGATTAAAGTTAAAATTTCAAAAAAGCCTATTTTCATTTTTATCCTCCCTTTTTAATTTGCCAAGCAACAAAAAAGGACAGTCTAAAACTGTCCTAATCTGCTAATTTATTGTGTTTGCTAACTTGCCTGTAACTTTTATTTGTCTTTATTTTCTTTAAGATTTTTATATACTCTGTAGCCTGAAAATGCAATCGAACAAGCAGCTACTAAAAATAAAATCATAGCACTAACTTCTTTAAGAATGTATAAATAAATTAAAAATGTCTGCATAATTTTTCTCTCCTTTACATCAAAAAAGCACCTAACATTATTTGTTAAGTGCTCTTAATATTTACTTAATACGTATTCAATAAAATCATCATTTAACTTTAAATTATATTTTTCAAAATAGTAAATTTCAGGAGTATACCAAGTATATTCCCCATCATAAAATGCATTATCTGAATCATTGACAACCTTATTTTTAATTTTATCAATAAAAGAAATTGAACCGCACGCAGCAGGTTGTCTATTTTTCAAATATGAAAGGACTTTATCGAACTCCTTTATTGGATTTGGTGTACATAATTTTAATATATCCTCTTTATTTAATTTATCTATGTTAAAGCTTACTATAAATTTTTTAAATATCATATATACCTACCTCCTACTATAGAATTCTACAAAACTTCCCTGTTCATTTCTACCAATACAGAAACTTCCATCGGGTAATACATACAATATATCATTAGGAGCTATAACTTTTA